CATCTAGATATATGTCTATTGACTTACATCATGATGCATTCAGGATTTTACATCCTGAGGACCCCGAAAGAGGTCCAATAGTACGTGTTCCACCCACGTTAAGCGGTGGTACATCATCCGGTAGTTCTTCGACTATTCGGATTCGAGGGGGGAGGAGAAAGGGTGCTAAGCGCCCTGATATCCCAGCCCCTTCTTCGCTGGGTGCGGCCCAGGCAGAGGAATCTACACCTGCCCAGGCTCAAGTTGTGAAGCTTGAGGTCCCTCTCATTGAGAAGGTACCCGCACCGGTCAGGGCCAAAGTGGTCCCTGCTGCGTTGAGAAAGGAGTCCGCTTGGAAACCTAGTAACTTCGCGGATCTGGTGGGTAGAAACCTGACCAACAGTGAACCTCTTTTGCCGCAGGATTTGCGGTCATCAGAGGAAAAAGACGAACAAGATCTCGATCAGAGGTGCTCAGCTTTGCTCGGTTTCCCAGTGGACAGTTATACTGAACAATGGGATAAGACCGACGCTGACATCTCGACGGAGGACTTGGCCGCTCATGTTCCGGAGTATAAATTTTACTACGGATCATGCCGTGGGCTGTGTCGCAAGGAATTACGTCCCTTGCTGCTGCAACCGGAAGCAAGCCTTGCCAATAGCAAGACGTTTGACTTCCGACGTGGTTCTCTGGTGGGAAACGACCGTATCCAGGCCGTTAAGTTACCTAGTCGAGCACTACTCTCGTCCAACGCCGCTCGCGCGGTCGAGGCGGAGTCGACTTTGGTGCACTTCTCTCGTCTGGACGATGAGGATCTTGATCGAAAAAGATATTTCCGGAACCTGAAGGTAATCCGGTTTATCCGTTCGACATGGGATGGTCTGATGTTATCATACCAACTTATCCATGAAGTATCTAAGCAGAATGCGCACAAAGGCACAGACTGCGTCTGGGTGGTTAACTCAGACCTGCGAAGGCAGTTAGAGAGATTCAAGACCAAGCTCATTCGTCTGCCTCTTTCCGAGGCTAAGGAGCTTAAGCGTATCGCGGGTATGGCGAGATCGTGGTTCTTTGGAGGTCCGAAGTCGGATCATCCGCTTTTAACCTCAATCCCGAGCAGATATTACTGTCTGCTATTTTCCTACCTAGGGCGGGCGCTACCACCACCGGGGAATTCAATGGTAGAGGAGGGATACGGGCAGCTTGTGGGCCGCCTGACATCCGTACCTCCGCCGGAGATCCCGGAGTGGCGCGAGTGGGTAAAGAGGTATTTACTCAAGTATTCACCAACAATTGAAAATTTCAATTTCCCTACAGACTCTTCTGCGGGGGCATGTTTCGGTTATACCCGACTCATGGGAGGTTTTGCTAGAGCAGTTCAGGACCTAGTAGCCCTGGGACTGTGCCTAATGACCCGAGCCATTACTAATGGCCACGATGTGGACTGGCCTGATGAGGCCACCCCCTCAGAGCTTTACCAGCGATGGGTGGGGATCGAGGGCGCGAGGCCGGACTTGGTCAGGATTCAAAGAACCTACCCTAGAACGTTACCTCAGCGGTCCTTGATAGGACACTTCCTTACGATGGTCAAGGAGGAGCCAACTACCTTTGATTCTGGTCAGCTCGAAGACGGAGATTCCGACGACGAGTTTTCCGAAGAATCATCAGACTCAGAAGAAGAGTCTGAGGAAGTTACTGCTCCGAGAACTTTGAAGGAACTGAATGACTTGAGTAAAACGCAAGTAACATTTCAGATCGCATTGCAGTTAGCGGTAGAGTGGACGATGGAAAGGTTTGAACACATACCTTTCATCGCTCTTGGAGCTCCGGAGTCAGGCTTAAAAACCCGATATCCGACCAAGGCGCCCGCAAGCGTCCTACTCATCTCACAACTGTTTCGCCGGGGTGCGGACGGTCATCTTTTGATGGACAGTCGTAACCGGGAAAGTCTCGGTGGGAAGCCTGAAATTAGGCTCGGCAAGATCAACGGCCCGTGGTATTCACAGGACCTGACAGCCGCCACTGACTTACACCCTTTCTGGCTTCAGTCTACATTCTATGAGGAATTGACTGACATACACGAGCCCATTAGGAAGTATAAAAAGTACATTCCGAAATTGTTTGGCCCGAGGAAGCTACTCCCTCCGAAGGTGGATCTACCGGATATTCCGGATAACCCCTTTCTCCCCATCATTAGGGGAGAGTGGTCAGAGGTCCTGAAATGGATCAATGACGAACCTTTGGAGGATTCCAGTTCCATGTCGGATTTGGAGAACTCTGTGTCTTTCGGTGTAACAACCGAGAGGACTGAGAACTACATCTCCGCGTGGGAAAGCTTTTGGGAAAATGTCGGCCATTTGGACGGCATTATGACCACCACTGGAAATCCAATGGGTGAGGCGGCCAGCTTCCCGCTCCTACCGTTGGTAACGAACTTTTCTGCTGAGAGAGCAGGTCTACCGAAGCATGGTACCACGGGCGATGACGCCCGGATACCCTTGGGACAAGTGTCCATGCCGAGAGTCCTGTCTGAGAGCAGTGAAATGCGTTCACCAAAGATGAATGCATGCCTGAAGAGGCTAGGCCCATGGGAATCATGGGGCCCTCGGGAGCGTCAAGAAGTACTTGAGCTGTCCTTGGGCGAGTGTGGTGCTGTGCTGTCTCGAGGAAACGAGGCAGAAGGAAAGCCCAACAAAGTCTTCGTCCACTCACGGTTCTCCTTGTACAAGGAGATACCTATGGATGGAGATAGGTCTTTGCCGTTCATTCCCACCAAACTCCTTAGCGCACCGCCAGGTGGTTCAAAGGGTACAGTTAGTTGGTTTACACAACCAACCGCAGTGCGTCAGCACTGCGCGGATTTCCAATTCCGTATCTCTACTCGAATGTGGCGACTACTCCCATTTTGGAATGAGACGATTGCATCGTTCTCAATGGGAGTTCCCGTGAGGGAACCCGTTTCATTCGGAGGGGTGAATCACCCAACCTTCCCGCATTCAGCGGGTGTGAAACCGAGAGTCAACCAATTGTGGCTATCTACTCTTGCCCAGATCACCATTAGTGACTGGGCCACTGGCACAGGATTATCCCCATTGCCCCCGCCATCACCAGCTCTAAGCCGGAAGATCGCTAAGGGGTGGGTGAAGTCTCTGATTACCAGTGCCGTGAAGGCGGAAGAGGCAGGGACGCCCAAGGTGCTAACAAGCAAGGGATACGATCCGGATCTCCGGGGAGAACTCCCTACTCTAAAAGAGTCGGCAGATATTGCCGCTGCTATGTCATCATCATACCTGCTCTATGCAGTGCCCCCGAAGGAATTTTTGCACACGCCCACAATCGAGGCGATTGCGCATAAGTTCCATCGGCATATCTCACGAGGACGAGTCCTCATGAAGATACGAAAGAAGCGTGAGGGTGGTAAGCCCCTGCCTCTAGGGTACGCGGGAACAGTTCGAGATATCGACCGGAAGAGGAATGTATTCCTCCTAGATCCGGACGAGCACATACCGGAGAGAAAGGCCCCCAGATCCTATGGTCTCCTTAGGAGTCAGTACGACCCCAACAGGAAGCCTTGGAAATGGGATTGGCTTGAACGTGCCGTCGCAGACGACACATTCATCAACCTGTTCTCTTAGCTGGGTAGGTAGGGCCTTGGCCCTCTTGCCCTTTCGCGGACTTTGGTCCATGTTGTACGGCATTATAT